TATTGCGTTTCTTGGCAGTGCGGACATTCTTCCTGCTCTTTTTCGCAGTAGCCGCAACCGTCACATTCATTCTTTAACCCTGTCCTGCATGGGTAAGACATCATCATCACCGCCAGCAAGCATAGCCAAGATTTGTTCGGCATTCACAAATTTATCTGTTTTCAAATAGGCAATAACAGCCTTCACCCTGCCGTTCAACTCCCAAAGTTCCTGCAACTCATTCTCTTGTGTCAATTCTCTGCCGTTTTTCATTCTCTCTTTCCTCCCTTTTTCGTCTTTTATATTTTTTTGAGTATTCTTTCTTGTAGGCATTGACCTTCTCCTTATTGCTCTCCTGATAGGCTCGCACGCTTGCTATGTATCTGTCTCTGTTCTTTCGGTAACGCTCCCTAGCCTTTTCGCGAATCCTCTCTTTGTTTTTCTCGTAATAGCTTTTCTGGTATGCTTTGGCATATTCTTTGCGTTCTGAATAATACTTTCTGAGGTATTCTTTTTTCTCAAGCCTGTTTTGCTTCTCGTCATCCCTGCAATTCTGTTGATTTCAGCGTCCGTTACATACTCCTTACGCGAAAAATCATCACAGATGCAATCTGGGTGCGGACATTCAAAACAGTTGAAATCGCATACAGGCTTTTTCATTTTTCCTGTCATCCGTAGAACAAACTGCCGATTGCAAAGGCAATCATCGTGCCCGAAATCAGATAAAACATCATCCTGCTGTCGGGGTTCTCCAGAATCCATACTAATCCGCACTGCGCCAGTAGCGTCCCGAAGAATACCACCGCCCAACGCAGCAAACCACGGCGGATATAGAAAAACGTCCGTTTCCAGTTTCTCATAACCTCACCACTTCCCCATCACTTTCAAAGAACTGACTGTAACGAAAACTCTCTGTGTATCCTCCTGCAAAAATGGCGGTGAAGATGAATGGATACAATCCTGTTACCGTTCCCGTTCTTCTTTTCCGCAAGACGTTTGCTCCATGTCTGTCCTTGCCAAACTCAAGCACCTTAACCTTCTTTCCTACAAACAGTTTCTTTTGCGCTGTTTCTCTGATTTGTTCGATTTTCATGTTTTGCACCCCTACCTTTGCTACACTCCGGGCAATAATATCCCTTCCTGGTATCCTGCGTTGCGGCAATGCTCCAAACGTTACCGCAGATATTGCAGGATACTACTCTTTTATTTGTTGGCGTTCTGCGCGGCAACCCGATTGACATTTCCTATCCCCGCCCTTCTTATTTCTTCTGGTTAAAAAAGGCATACAGGAAAATCAGAACCATCTCCGATGCGATTGTCACGAAAACGCCTGCTACAAATGGATTTACATACATCTTTATTCACCTCACTAATACCAAATCTACCAATCTAAAAAAGTTTAGAATTGCGAAGAAAAGAAATGAAACAGCACAAAACCCCAAGGCTTTGCTTTCGTTTTCAATACACCTTAATGTACAAATTACAAAAAACGAAAATTGTAATATGATTAAAATAATTTTTGTTACAATCATTCCTTTTCCTCCGTATCTTCTTTTTTCCGCTCTGCCATGCTCTCGACTTTTCCGAGGATATAGCCCTTATCAAAATCGGACATCTGCGGAATTGCTTCTTTCAGCTTTTCTACTACCTGTTTTTCCTTTTCGCTCATTTCCTGCACCTCCTTTAAACTGTTTTATCAGCGTTCAAAATTTTCTTTCTGATGGCATCCACGCCCTTCTGATAAACAAGTGTTTTCGTTGTCACGCAAGGTTCTCCCTGTATGGTATATTTCTGCTCGATAACCCTAAACCATCCGCAATCGATATATCTTTGATACGGCACGTTCCACCTGTCCAAAATCCCATTTTTACGCAGAAATTCAAAAAGATTGTTTCGTCCATATCCCTTAATTCCAAGGACTTTTGATACCTCATTCATAGAGATTGCAGTTCGGCTATCGGCTACGGCATCGAAAAACTCTGCCTTTGGCTTCATTTTCTCAATCTGCTTGTCCTTTTGGGAAATGATATTCTGCGCTACAATTAAGGCGTTTGCTACAATCTGCTCTGGTGTAAGGTTTTCTTGGTTGGCAATGTAGCCGCCATTCTTTCGGATGGATGGAAGGACTTCTGACGTGACCCACTTGCGGAAAGGCTTTGCTTCCGGTTTGTCACTGCGGAGAATGACATTGTATAAGCCGCTTTCGTTGATGATGTATGTCGATTGCTGTCTACCAAGGCTATCGGTGATGTGAGTTTGGCTCACCTCATCCTCGTCAAGTCTTTCAGCCACCCTTACTGCTTGACTAATATCCAATACCTCACATACATCTTTCAGCACCCACCAAGGCTCGCCGTCCTTCTGAATGGTTCTGACCTCGTTGCCGTTGTAGTTAAAAATATGTAAATCGTTCATTGCACCATTCCTTTCTGTGTTATAATTTCCTTATCAAACGATAAGGAGGTGTATTTATGGCAAAATGTCCATTGAACAATTTTTCATCATGCCAAAACGATTGCGCTTGGTATCTTCCTAAATCGCAGTGCTGCTCTGTGGCAAAACTGGCAAAATTAAACAGCATTGATGCAATTTCGGAATTAAAAGCAATCCAGAGAAATCTTTCAAGTATCGAAGAACGAATCAATCGTTGATTCTAATCAAAATCGTATTTGCGATTCTGTCGATTTCTCCCGCAATACGGATTTTCACATGAACATCCTGTGTCTTTTTGCCTTCCTCTTCCAACTCTTTCATCTGTCGGAAGAGGATTTCTTTTACATCTAAATCGAATTTTCTTTCTTCCATCTTCTCACCTCCTTATTTCGTTTGACTTTGTATGTTTAATTTATCACACATAATCAATCTTGTCAATCATTTTCTTCGAAAATTATTTGACAATGTATGATTCGCATGCTATTATATATAAAAAGGAGGTGATAAAAAGATGGGCGAACGATTAAAGCTGCTAAGAGAAAGGCTCGGAATGACACAAGACGCTTTTGCAGAAAAAGTAGAATTGACCAAGAACTACATTTCCCTTGTTGAAACAGGGAATAGGAATCTGGCAGATAGAACTTTGAAAGATATTTGTAGAAAACTAAATGTAAATGAAGAATGGCTAAGAAATGGTACAGGCGAAATGTTCCTGCCGATTTCAAAAGACGATGAAATTTCAGAGTTATTCGGTGAAGTCCTAAGAGAAAGAGATGGAAATTTCAAACATAGACTTGTCAGCGCTTTAGCCAGATTGGATGAAGACGGATGGGATAAATTAGAAGAATTGATTGATATGATTTCCGGCTCAAAATAAGAAAAGCCCTGCACCGAAAAAAGTGCAGGGTCAATTTTTTATTTCAGTAATGTATTTAAAAAAACATAAATCGAACGAAGCCAGTATTCATCATCAATTTTTTTGCTCATTTTCAAAATTTCAGCACGATAAAATTCCTTTTCTTTAAAGATTTCTTCATTTCTTGTCATAATCTTAACGTCCTTTCTACATTTTCGACATTTTTAGCTATGGACTTTTTATTTTCAAGGTTTACAATAGATATTAGGCGGCGAGAACGCCAATCCAAACGCCGCCCAATAACCAGAACTGCGGCGTACCTGTTTTTTAGGTACAAGCTAATTATACCAGAAGGGAGAAGGATTCCATTGCAGTTGACTACCAAACATTCAGCAAAACTTTCCATTCGACTACAAAATAGAAAGGTGTGTGAATTATGGGGTAAAACCGGGGCAATGTATATCGAATCTTAAATCCGAGTTATGCCGCGAGATGCTTCTAAAGGGGTGGAGCATCGCGCAGCTTTCCATCCAGTGCGATTTATCATACAAGGCTATGTATAATATCATCAATGAGGAAACGGAAGATATGCGGCTTTCCACGTTCGTTAGAATCTGCGACAATGTCGGTATATCTCTGGTAAAGGTTCTGGAAATTTCCAATTCGGAAATTATTGACGATGGTCTTTCTAAGGCTCTCATCACTTGTGGTGGCAATCGTTACATATTGAAACGAATATTTTAGGATTGAGGGGCTTTTATTAGCCCCCTTTCCTTTTTACCTGTAGGTGATTCTCTCGATACGGTCCAAAATTTTGTCCGCATCCTGTTCTAACTCTGGGAAATATTTTACAATGTCAATCGGATATTCTGGATAACTCCCGACCTCATTCTTGTAAATCTCCCTTGCGGCGTTCAAATCGTATCGTTCGGAAAGTCGATTCAAGATACAATGATACAGATAGCTGCGGCTGTTTCCGCTGTCTTTGCAAAGTCGGTACATCCTGCCCTTGTTCCTCTCGTACCAGTCAGATACAATCGGTACTCTGGGCGTGAAATCCTCTGCGAGCGGTTCTTTGTAATATGGCTCTTTCTGCACCTCTCTGACCTTGAAATAGGCGTTTACAAGCTGCCGCTGCACCTTCCAAGATAAATCATCGGTGAAGGACTTCGCTATAAGCAAATAACCGCTTTCGGTCAATAGCGTTATTCCCCTTGTTGGAACATCAATATTCAAAAGGGACAAATTGTCCCTTTTAGAAATATCCCTTGTCGCAACAATAAAATCCTCGTTTTCGATAAAGTGTTTCTTGTTCCTTGTAAAGTTTCTTTTTGCAGTTCCAGCTTTGTTTCCGTGAACCATGTCAATGTCCTTGAAAGTCACAACTCTTTCGCCGTTGTACTCTCTAATCTGCATTTCGGTGTTTTCGATTGTGATAACATCTGTCATATAATTCACCATCCTTTGGAATTTGATTTATCTGCAAAAGAATGATAAAATATGATTACCAATCAATTAGCAGATTTTTTGGTGTTGAGTAGCCCGTCCTTTTATCTTGCCGGATAAGCGGGCTACTCTTTTTTAAATATTCCTTGCCTTTTGGTATTCGTTTTCAATACCGTTTCTTACTACCTCAGCTTTGCTTACTCCGAATTTTTCTGCCGAAAACTCCAATTTTTCCATTGTTTCTTTGTCAATCCTCGTTCTAAGCATAATGTCTTTCGGATTATCCTTTATTTTTTGACCCAATTTCGGAGACATTTCCACCACCTCCTTTCAAATCGTTGCTACAATTTAATTATATAATGTTGCTACATTTTGTCAAGTGTTTTCTTAAAATTCCCAAAAGAAAAAGCACCGCTTTTCTGCGATGCTCATTCTCTATTGCTTTTTATTCTTTTTCTTTTTTGATTCTATCCTTATTCCGTAATTTCCATGTAAACAGCTTTCACACAAGGGATTGTTATAGACTGCCCCAAAATACTTGTATATTTATACTCCCCCGCTGATTCGCCGTAGAATGTTACAATATCATCTTCAAGGAATTTTCCATCCTTGTTGTCTGGGCTGAGCTTTACAAACACATTATCATCCCATAAACCGTAATCACCTTCCGTAACAGGAATCAAATATTCGGAAGTGCTACTGTCAGAATCTTTCACGACCTGCCTAATTTGTCCGCGGAACTTCACTTTCTGCCCTTCGTATTCGTCTGGTTTCCTTGCCAAATCATCATAGGAAACATCTATGCACTCAGACTTGTACTGCTCAGGCGAAATATTTTCTGAATCGTCTTTTTTCCCTGAACCATCTCCGCCGCCAATTAAAGCAATCGCAATAATAATTAAAAAAATCCATGCAATAATAAATTTCAACTTACCGCCTTGCTTTTTCCTGCAATTAGGGCAAATCTTGGCTTTTTTCGGAATATCTGACTGACAATGTTTGCACTTTTTTACTTCATTTTCTTTGTTTTCCATGGTTAAACTCCTTTTCAATATTATTTTCTCGCTTCAACGTATACCTCATACTTGTCAAATTCCTTTTCGGGAAATGGTGCAAATTCTTCCGTAACTGTACCGCCTGCGCTCAGTTTGTAGCTATTATCGTCTAAATATTTGTAATCAGAATCAACTACTTTTCCGTTTTTGAAGAAAAATACGGTCGCTTTTACCGCTTCCATGTCATAGTTTCCTAAATTTGTAGCAGCAACAAGAACCTTATCCCCTGCTTTGGAGGAAGTTGTTTTCAAATCTGCGGTTGCTGATTTGAAATATGTTTCTTTTTCTGTTTTTAATGTATATGTTGTTTTTGCAGGAACACTATCAAAAATATGTGTCAAGATAGCTGTTTCTCCACTGCCGACAACAGGAGCAGAATCAGACTTTGCCCCGATAGAATTTCCTGCCGCATCCTTTGCAACTACATTGCTTTCAATCCTCAGCGCATCGGGAGAATTATTTGTTACAAGAAGGTCATAATAAAAAGAACCGTATTTCTCATAATAGTATTCTTTTGCGCTTAATTCTGTTGTCTGATTGCTTGTTGTTTGCGTGGTATTCTGCGGCTTTTCGCCAAGATAAACCGTTTTTGTCGCGCCATCCCATGTAACGTCTTTTCCGACCGCTTCGGCTACCGCCCTAACAGGTAGATAGGTTGTGCCGTTGTAGGTGAAAGGCTCTTTGCTTGTGGAAAGCTGCTTCCCATCGACAATAATCTTGATGTTGCTAAATGATACGGGGATGTTCATATTTGCAACCTTAGCAAATGCCACCGACCCCGAACACAAGACCATTGATGCAATCACAGCACCGCAAACCATGTCTTTTAATCTTTGAAATTTCATATAAAACCCTCCTTTTTGTTTTGTCCTTCCATCATATAACACTAACAAAATTTTTTCAATATTTTTTGCCTTTTTGTGAATATTTTGCCTTTTTGGTGGGTTTTTGAAATTTGCTTTCATTTTTTTCGTCCCGTATTCGCCACTATAAGCCGCCTTTTTGCTCCACTTGACCGATTAACCGCCAAAAAAAGAAAACGCCCTCTCACAAGCCGCAGAGGGGCAGAGAAAGCATTTCCTTGTTCATCTTCTCAAGGTCGAATTTTTCAAGCCTTGACAGGTCGAACGCCTGCAATTTTTCTATACATTCTTTTCTGGTTTTTCCGTAAACACCTATCAGCATACCGCTTTTTGCTTCTGTCACGCTCCAAGAATTTCCAGAGCCGCAGACATAAAAAACAAATTCGCCACGTTCTACCCTGTACCCTTCCGCCTGCACACGTTCCTTTTTTCGTCCTGTAAGCTGACGGACTGCGAAAAACTTTTCTTTTTTCATGCGGTTACACCTCCATTTTTCCATACAATCCGCAGAACGTCAAGCCCTGCGGATTCCTTTTTACAAAATCCCAAACCCGACCGCCAAAATGGCGGTCTTGGCTTTTTAGTCACAGATATACGACCATGCGTTTACTTTGCTTGTTCCGTATTTCTTTAAATATGTGTCAATGCGTTTCGCAAATGCTTTTCTAACTTCTTCAAGCCCTGAAATAATAATTTCAATTTCATCTTTTCCGCACTTTTTCAAATCACGACAGTTGCTCCAATATCCCGGCGCATATTCCGGATTTTGCGAAATTCGGCAAATGCTATAGCTTTTTAATCGTGATCCGATTTCCTGCCCGTAGTAATGAAGTGAAGTATAAACTTCATATTCCCCTTCAAGAGCCTGATAAAGATTTTCAATCTGACCGTTAATCTCTTCCAGATTTTTTCTTTTAAAAAAGTTTTCTGATGTTCTGGCATGTTCAACCATGCTTTGAGCTTCCTCCATTTCTTCATCGGTTGCCCTTGCATACATCCCTGCACCAAAGCAGAAATCTTTTTGAATTTTAGGTTTATCAAAGTCAATAATCGTTCCGTCTGGCAGTTCTACAACGTATGCAACCATTTTTCTTGCATATTCCTGCATTGATGTGCTACTTGTCCAGACTTCCTTTTTAATGATATTCATGTAGATTTCTTTTAACTCTTTTTGGCTTTTCATTTTAATTTCCTCCTTTTGTTTTGCTGTTTTCTTAACTTCTTGAGTATATTATAGCGATAACGTGTTATAATTTCAATACGGAATAGTAGCCAAAATAACACGATATATTCATTGTGCAAATTATATACCGATAACACTATATATTTATAACGATAGCATTAACACGATAACATGAATATATTGACACGATAGCATCATTATGATATCGTTATAATAAATAACACGATAACAATAAAGGAGGTTACGAGATGGCTACAAGTAAAGCCCACATAAGGGCAACCGCAAAATATGAAAAGAACAACTATTTTAAAACCCTTGTCAGATTCAAAAAGGAGGACGAAGAACGAATCAGGAACGCCGCAGGGGACAGTCTGAACGGATTTATTGTTAAATGCGTATTAGACAATCTGAACGGTGAAGAATCTACAAAAGTAGCAGACACTACACCAGATACAGAAGCAGCGGAGATTGCCCCTGTAGAGCCGGAAACGTCAGAACCGACCAATCCCATACCCGATGCGGAAACGCCCGTCAGAACGCCCGAAAACGGCTTAAAACCGCTAACAATCGAGGATATCCAAGCCATGTTTGATAACAGGAAAACAGACGAAATCAGACAGGAGGAAGAAAGACAGGAGCGGAAAGAACAGGAGGAGCAGGAGCGGCGCAAGCTGCTAGCTAATCCCGAATATGCCGCCACCTATGCCCAGCTTATGGCAATGGAGACCGCAGAAAAGGAAAAGAAACGCGCCGAAATGCTCACCAGAGCGAGATTAGAAACATTGTAAACCTGACCGCCAGAAATGGCGGTTATTTTAATTGACAATTTTCTATCTTTTTCGAGATATATTTTTGTGTCTTAAAAAAGCCATATTCCATTGACTTTGTGGCTCAAAAATAGTATGATATATGAAATCAGGAAAGGAGATTGATAAATATGATTAGATTCAAATTTTCGGTTTACGAGGCGTTGGAAACAGCTGGCATTACTTCTTACACTGCTATTAAATATGGGGTATTTTCGCAAGAAACATGGCGGAAAATTAAGAAAAATGATACAAATATCAGTATGAAAACGTTAAACAATATTTGCAAAATCCTAAATATGCAGCCAGAACATTTAATCGAATACGTTCCAGATGATAATTGACAACTGTATATCTGGGAAAATCTAGCTTACTTTAGACACCGATACCCCATACAAGCATCTGTATCTGTAAGGGGTTAAAAAGAATGTAATCTAGTATCTTACTTCATACAGTAAAACCAATGAAATCTAATATATTCAAGAATGAAATCTAAAAAAGAATTTAAGTACGTAGTAATATATTAGATCTTAAAACAAATACAGAAACCGATTAAATCATAAAAAATAAAATTCCCTATTGACAGAATGATTAAATTTTTGTATCATATCCCACAAGAAAGAAAATTGAATTTAAAAGGCATCCAGCTAACGCCGTTGCTCTGGATGACCTGAACGGCAAGGACGGCACCCCAATTATTGATTAAGATACCAACACGCCACAGAATGAGAGTAAAATCTTTTTCTGTGGCTTTTTTAATTTACCGCAGCAGGAACGAGGAAGGAGGCGCGGATCATGGAAAATAAAATTTACGATTCAGAAATCGAAGCATGTTTAGATTCATTCTGTGCCGAAAAGGGGATCTCGGATATCTCCAAGGAATCCCAGAGCGTCTGGAATGCGGCGCTAATGTATATTAAAAAAAATGTATTCCCAGACACAAAACAGTTAAAATCTAGTATTTTATTCAAAAATGGTATAGGAGCAATGAGCAATTGTAATGCCTATGACTATGTGCTTGTAGACCATATCTGCGATATATATATATATATATCCCTGATGAATGATAAAGAAGTATCTATCAATGGGTTTAGTTTTTTAACAGGGATAAGTAGAGATGCAATAAAAGAATGGGGAAATGGTAATAAAAAACTAAGTGATAAAGCTTTCAAAATTTACAAAAAGCTAGTAGATGTAAGGCTTGAGAGTTTATCGGGCAAACTAGCCACAGGAAAGCAGAACCCTGTAGGCGTTATCGCAATCCTAAATCACTTTTACGGTTGGAACAGCCCATATGCGCCAGATGCTAACAGACATCGCACCGCCCTATCAGCTGCCGAACTTCCAAGACTGAACGAGGTTAAAACTGTTGAAATTGCACAAGATGCAGACAGATTGACGGACAGCGGAAACGAATAAATCAATATCTAGTTTAAAATAAATGCTTGACACAAGATATTGATTTAAAACTATTCGCATAACCATCATTTTGCGAATAAATACAGAAAATTATAGCCAATGCGGATGAACAGCGGTTGTTGCGGCTTGGATGATTCCGCCGTTGAGAATGGACGGGGGTGGGGGTCTGGATAGGAGTAGAAAAAGCCTCTACTTAGTCCCACAAATATCCGCAAAAACAAAAAGCCCCTATCTTGCATAAAGGAGTGACAAAAATGTTTTGGAACCCATTTAGAAGAATTAAGGATTTAGAATTCGATGTCGATGTGCGAGACCGTACAATCGAAAGTCTGAAAAAGGAGATTGAGGAATTAAAATCTCCTACAAGACCAAAGTATCATCCGAATAATACCTGTACTGACTGTAAATATTGCATTGTTGAGGAGCGGACACACTATAAAGGCTATTATTGCAGACTCAATAATAACTGCGAAGATTACACTTTGAAAGAGTGAGTAGGAGTGTCGAAAATGTACGATGAAAAAGAATGTTGCGGTAAGTGCAGATATGCCAGTGTAGATCGAGAGTTGCTTTTTACCTGCGATAACGAGAATAGTGACTACTACACCGACTACACGGAATATGATTATGGCTGTGATTATTTTGAACCGAAGGAGTGAACAGAATGAGAATTTTAAGCCAAGATAGAACAGCTTCCATTGATGAAAGTGGAGTATCACTGTTAGTAGTTAAAAATTATGTCAAGGCCATCCTTAACGATATAACACTCAAGTCTATTGTTCTCGGAGAATATAGGAACGAAGATCGAGCAATGGAAGTGCTTGCAGAGATTCACGCTCTGTATGAAGAACTCCCCTTCTCTGGCAGTACAGTTTTTTATATGCCAAAGGAGTGAGCATGATGATAACGATTATTAGTCAAGATAGAAAGCATTCTGTTGGCAAGGATAAATTTCATAGAATAGATATTTTTAGACACGGGAAAGAAATCATTGCAGAAAAAGATAGGGAGCGAATACTACTTGGTCGCTATACGAAAACAGAGCGGTCTTATGAAATATTCCAAAAATTATGCCTTGTCATAAGGAAAGACATTCCGAATTGTGGTGACTTTTTCTATATGCCGAGATATTAAACTCTGATATGTACCCTGTTTGTTGCGCTTGCCTTTGAGCGGTTTAGTTCATGACTGTACGGCGATTATGGCAAGAAACAAGGCGGCTATAGACGCTGATTTTCGGACGCAGGGTCTTATATATGCACCAGTAGTTTAATGGCAGAACAGAAGTTTTCCAAACTGCGGAAACGGGTTCGATTCCCGTCTGGTGCTTTTCATCGGGTTTTTGGACATTTTTCCCGATGGATAACACAACCCTTCACCCACTAGGGAAATCCTGTTAAGAGCCATCGCACGGCTCGGTGGGCTTTTGGCTTGTATGCCGATGGGGACTGGCAACAAGACCAAACACCAACTTCATATTTGGGGCGTTTTAACGGCATCACGCCCCACTCTGGATTCTTAGCTCAGTTGGTTAGAGCATCCGGCTCATAACCGGACGGTCCTCGGTTCAATTCCGAGAGAATCCATTTGCGGTCTTTCGGTATCATGGTTTATCGCAATCATAGATTCTGCTGACTGACCGCATATAAAACCTACCCTTCAAAAATCGACAAACCCCCTGTCAGTCCGTTTTTCTGATTTCGTGACTGACATTAAACTCAAAACTGAAAAATCATGATGGGGATTGGATAGAAACTTGATTTAGGTGAGGTCGATTCGGATTTCACTATTAGAGATGGTGTCTTTTAAATCCCCATCCTCTGCCAACATACCGAAACGGTTATAACGGCGTGGTCTTGAAAACCATTGTGTCGGTTAGAATCCGACATGGGGGTTCAAATCCCTCTGTTGGCGTTTGGGTTCACGATGAAAACCTTACTCGCAACCTTATGGGTTAAAATCGTTGTAAAAATGCGTGCGCCGAAAGCATTCTTTTAGGTCTGCGATAAAGCGGGCCTACCCCGGGTTATTAGCCTGCGAGTAGGCATAGGATAATTCAATTTTGAATTATGGTAGATGGTGGCGGAATAGGTAAACGCTTATATCTAAGAACTGATAGTGGTCGGGTACAATATCGTACGGAGGACGCTGATAGGAATGCGGTTCATGTGTGGTGCAAATCCACACCCATCTAAGAGGTCTGGTCGCACCAGAATAGAGTGTTGGTTGCGTAAATCCCACTTGAATTAAAAAAATGCCGATGGCAGATTGGATGTACCCCTTTCTGCCTATCGGAAACGCACAAGTTATCCCGATTATTTGATTGAAAACGAAAGGCGGTGTTTGCAATGGCGAAAGGCGTAAAAACCATAAGCAAGAGAAAATTCTTTGAAGCGTTTGAGGATTTTTGTAGCGGACGGATGACACTTTCCGCAGCAGCAAGACATATAGGAATCAGTGCGCCCACTGCCTCTAAATATTTCAATATGTACATAAAGGGAGAACCATTTCCAGATACACTATTCGGGACTGACGAAGACCAAGAACAACTGGAGAAATTTCTCAAATTTAAAGAGGAGTTGCGAAAATGAGTGATTGCGATTTAAGAACTTGCAGATACAACAAAGACGGCAAATGTACTGATGCTAACAACCGAAAAGAATGTGTTAAAATTGCAAAAATGGTATTATGCAAGGATTTTGCCTATGAGAAAGAAATCAATAACGGGTAAATACATAGGGAACGCAATCGGATATTGCCACTGCAAGGCTCATACTGGTGCGTTGAACAAGGAGCTTGCTTACAAGCATAAATGTATTGCTAAACGGTGCAAATGGCTTGAGAAGTACAATGATGATGCGTGGAGAAGAAAAGAAAGGTATGTGCGGTAATGAAAAGCAAAACACTTGAAGAATTGGCAGAAGAAGCTGTTGATAATGCACTGAAGAACATTGAAATTAGCGGCGTTCACTTCAGACAGTTTGTTGAAAAATTCGGGAACGCCAACGAAAATACGAAATGCAATTTATCCATTTGTATATATAACAAGTGCGGAAACTGCATAGACGATGAAACCCGCAAGGGGTGTGTAACTTTTTCAAAAGAAGTTTTGGGAATTTGAAATAGACGGAGAAAATGATATGAAAAAATTATTCGTAAGCGTACCGATGAAAGGCAGAACAGAGGAAGAAATCAAAGCAAGCATTCAGAAAATGAAGAAAATTGCAGAAATATACGAAGGAGAAGAATTGGAATTGATTGATAGTTATATTGAGGACAATCCACCTAAAGGAAATAACGAAGCAATATTCTATCTTGGAGAAAGCATTAAGAAATTGGCACAAGCTGATGTATTTGTTGGAATATGCGAGAGTTACGAATGGAGTGGTTGCCGCATTGAAAATATAACTGCGGAAAGTTACGGAATTAAGAGCTATGCAATTCCGGCAAGATATGTAATTGAAAATTATAATGCCATTCTTAATAAATTGCATTCAATTCCAGACAATTTAGTACTGAAAGATTAAAGAAATTGTAGGTTCGATTCCTACTGACTGCGTTTAAAAAACAATTACCGACTAACAATTTGGAAGTTAGCCGCTAACCCTAAACATCTGAGGGCAAAGGATTTTTGCACCTTTGCTTATTTGAGCGGAGGTGCTTTTTTAATGGCAAGTTTTGAGTTGATAAGTGCCGTACAGGACTACGAGAAATACATAGAAAAAAATGGAATCAATGAACAGGTTATAGATGTCTATTGCGAAGCTGTGAATACGGCGTTCGCGAACGAAAAAGATATTGCCTATGGATTGGAACTGTCCGCACGGTGCAAGGAAATCATTGAAACATACTGCCTGAATTCTTCTGGCGGTACTATCTGGGATTTGGAGAAGTACGCGTTTTCAGAAAAGGTAGATTATGAAATCATCGAGAGATTTTATTCCGTCCTGCTTTTGGAAGCGCAGAACAAGAATGTAGATAGTTTCTTCCGGTACATTGAGCGGAAAAGAGACCCGAAGGAACGGTTTTATATGCCAAGGCGGAAACAGTTCTTAAAAATTGGTCTGGTAGATGCACTGCAAGGGATGATTGATGATAAGTACGATATTCTGTGTGTCAGCCTAATTCCTGGGGCAGGGAAAACGACAATCGAGAAATTCTTCAATGCCGCGATTATCGGTTGGTATCCGAAGGACTTCAATCTGTTTTATTCTCATAGCGGTGATATTACCAGAATGTATTACGATGGCATGTACGATATTGTCACCAACGCGGATGAATACGCATGGAACGAAATATTCCCTAACCTTAGCGTGACGAACACGAACGCCAAGATGGAGCAGTTTAATGTCGGGAAATATAAGCCGTTCCCCTCTGTTCAGTGTACATCCGTAGGTAGTAAGAACGCCGGTAAGGTTCGTGCATCGAAATTTCTGCTTGTTGACGATATGATAGGCGGTATCGAAGAAGCAATGAACCCTATGATACTTGATAAGCTGTGGAATAAATACGCAGTCGATGCGAGACAGAGGAAAATACAGGATTCCGAAGGAAAAAACTGCAAGGAAATACATATTGCTACACGATGGTCTGTGCATGATGTTATCGGGCGTATTCAAAATATGTATGAAGGAAATCCGAGGGTTAAAACCATAGCAGTACCAGATATTGACCCGATTACGCAAGAAAGCAATTTCGATTACGAATTTTCTGGGTTTACAAAAGAATTTTTTGAAGACCAGCAGTTGTTGATGGACGATATTTCCTACCGTTGTCTGTATAAGCAGGAGCCTATTGAGCGTGAGGGATTTGTTTTCCCTGAATACAAGATACGAAGATACCTAAATCTTCCACATGGCGGACCAGAAATTATTACCGCACAGTGCGACACGAAGGGGAAAGGTACGGACTATTTTGTCCTGCCAATCCTGCAAAAATACGGTGATGACTACTACTGCGTTGATTGTGTATGCGATAATACCGCAGATTATGAAATGCAATATGAAAACGCCGCAAATGCTATTGTTAATAATGGAGTACAGGAGTGCGAATTTGAGCGAAACGCAGGCGGAGACAGGGTTGCTATGGAAGTGAATAAACGTGTAGAGGCTAAGGGTTGGATTTGCAATATTACAGATACGCCTACTGAAACGAACAAAGAGGCAAGGATATTTCAGTGTTCCAACTGGATATTGCAGCACGTTATTTTCAAGGATGAATCCATGTATTCCCCGAAAGAGCCTTATGGAGTAATGATGTCACTTTTGAAACGGTATTCTGTAAGTAGCAAGAAACAGCTTGATGACGTTCCGGATGTTTTTTCAAACTTTGCGGTAAGAATCACAAAGGGAAATAGGATTGCAAAAGTAGAGGCAACCATAAATCCGTTTAGAGGGGGCGTATATTATTGACAAAGGAAATTCTAAAACAATACACAGACCTCCAACAAGAATGCGACGAGGTAAGAGAAAAAATATCAACTCTTGAACAGCAGATTATAAAAATTGAGCAGGAAGGAACCGTTCTTGACAAAGTATCTGGCGGAGTTGGCGGATTGGAAACATTTGTCATTGAGGGCTTCCCCTATCCAGAATATAACAGAAAGAAAGCGTTGCTTTACTCAAGGAAAGCAACATTATGCGAACTTGAATTAGAGTTGTTGGAAACGATAAACAAAGTTGAAGCGTTTATAGCAGATATAAACGATAGCCACATGAGACGAATTATCCGTCTTAGATTTATTGATGGTCTTTCTTGGGCTGATGTTGCAAGAAGGGTTGGAGGCAATACTGAGGATAGTGTAAAGAAAATGTTTTATCGTTTTCTCGAAAATTAGAAAGTTGTCCTAAATGTCCCGAAAAAGTGTGGTATATTTAGAATAAAGAAATATGCAAGCAGACGAACACCGATTCTTGTCGGTGTTTTTTGTTTTGTTTTTTATCGGGAGGTGCCGCATGAGTAATAGAATGACACTCCAAGAGATTGTTCGTGGGAATTACGGCAGAAAAATTGCATACACAAACGTGGAGAAAATAACGCCAGAAAATATCGTTTCTGTAATCGGAAAGTGTATCGGAGTTTTCAATTTCAATAAAACCGTTATCGAATACCTTTGGAATTACTACAAGGGAGACCAGCCGATACGTTATCGAAAAAAGGTTGTTAGAGACGATATCGTGAATAAGGTTGTTGAAAACCACGCCTATGAGATTGTACAGTTCAAGGTCGGTCAGACCTACGGCGAACCTGTACAGTTTGTTAGCCGCAAGGATGATGAGCGGATAAACAAGGCTGTAGATATTCTGAATGATTACATGGTTGATGTTGATAAGCAGTCAAAGGATATTAAGTCTGGAGAATGGCAGTCCGCAACAGGTACATCGTTTAAAGCTGTTCAATTTTCAAATGGAGATATTAAATTTCGTATTGTATCCCCTACTCCGCTGAACACATTTGTGATTTAAAACGCAAACACAGAAGAACCGATTTTGGCGGTGCAGGAATCGAAGGATAGGAACGGAAAACTGTATAAGAGGTGCTTTACGGAGACACATTCCTGTGAAGTACATGATTCTTCCGTTACAGATTGGAGACTTCATGCTTTTGGCGGTATACCGATTGTGGAATACCCTAATAACCATGAGCGGTTATCTGATATTGAACTTGTCATTGACATTCTGGATTCCATTAACAATATGCAGTCAAACCGCATGGATTCTATTGAGCAGTTTGTTCAGTCGTGGGTAAAATTCGTAAACTGCGATATTGATTCAGAAGAATTTGAGAAAATGAAAATGCAGGGCGCATTGGTTGTTAAGTCGAACAACGGCGAAAACAAAGCCGATGTCGATATTATGACACAGGAGTTGAACCAGACCGAATCACAGGTTGCAAAGGATGACCTTTGGGACAATGCCCTTTCCATCCTCGCAATCCCTAATAAAAACAATAACAACTCTGGCGGTGATACGCAGGGTGCGGTGCAGCTTCGTAACGGATGGGACTTCTCTAAGACAAGGGCAAAACTGAAAGACCCTATCGTAAAAGCGGCGGAGAAACGTCTTGCAAAGGTAGTGCTGAATATCATTCGCATTAAGCATGACGATTTGGGCATTACTACAAGGGATTTTGATGTGCAGATAAATCATAGTCCACAGGACAATATGTATACAAAATCGCAGACTCTATACCAACTGTTGCAGGCAGGAATACACCCTCTTATCGCGGTTAAAACAGTTGGTTTGTGGGGAGATTCCGAAAAAACCTTCCTTCTTTCCAAGCCTTACATGGATGCTTTGTGGCAGACAGCAGAGGAAAAGGAAGAACAGGAACGCAGGGCGGCTGAGATTGCAAAACAATCTCAAACAGTTGCAGAAGAATAAAGAGGTGGTTTCATGTCAAGAATCCCGAATGACGAATTGCATACAGAGAAAATTGTATATGAAACCTATTTCGGCGAAATGGAAATATCTGACGAAGAAAAGAAAGAACGGCTTGAGTTGGCAAAAGAACTTGAGCCGATTTTTATTTCTTTTTTTTATGCTTTCTTGGAACAAGAAGGAAATGAAGGAGACTTCATTCAAAGTCTTTCCGCAGAATACGAAAAGACGGCGTTGAAGTTTCTAAAGGTCAGAGAACCAACAGCATACATAAAAGAATATTCGGAGAAAATCACAGAAGATATTATCCGAACAACCGTTGAAAATAAGGATACGCCCTACTTTACATCTGTTGAGCGTGCCATGAACATTGCGGCGAACGAAGCAAATACCATAGGCAACTACCGAGAATACACCAGAATGGTTAAGCAGGGTTATAAGTACAAGACTTGGATAACCATGCTTGATGATAAGGTGCGGCATACACACGCCGAAGCGAATGGATATAAAGTCGGGATATTCGATTCTTTTCAAATAGGTGCATCCGAGATGTCTTTCCCTCGTGACTACTCTTTGGGAGCGAGCGCAGAGGAAATTGTAAATTGCAGATGCAGTCTTAAATACACGAAAACTTAAACAGTCCTTAGCGGCTGTTTTTTGTTTGCAAAAAAAATAAGTAGCTATGCGGTAAATAGCAAAACTCAGCAGGCGCGACCTGCGGTAACAAAAGCGTGAGTAAAAGAACAGGAGGTAATAACCATGAAACGAGAAGATGTGCTGAAACTTTTTCCAGAAGCAACAGATGAGCAGATTACCAATCTGCTGAATCAGAGCAACAAGGAAGTGCTGAACGAGAAAAACAAGGTAGCGCAGTACAAAGAAAAAGCCGATAAAGCAGATGAATTACAGGCTAAGATTGACGAATTGGAATCCAATGGATTGTCTGAGACCGAAAAAGCCAACAAAGCGTTGGAAACGGCAAACGCAAGAATCGCAGAACTTGAAAAGGCACAGACATTGGCAAACCAGAGAGCGGCGGCGGCTGAAAAATTCAAAGTAACCGCTGAACAGGCGGAGCAGATTGTGAAGGATGACGGCACATTTGATTATGACGTTCTCGGTCAGATTATCTCTGATAAAGAAACGGCTGCTGCCAAAGCCAAAGAGGTGGAGATTGCAAACAATTCCCCTAACCCTAACGGCAGTAATGGCGGCGGCGAAACACAGACGGAGGCTGAAAAAATTGCAAAGGAAATCGGAAGTAAATGGTCTGATGCAAATAAAACGGCTGAATCAGTCTTGAAAAGTTATATGTAAGGAGGTATGAAAATGAAATTCACTGAAACAAATGTAACTACACAGAAAGAAATTCTGAAAAGAAAACTTGGCGGCGAGTTGTTCGTTCCTATAAAACTGGATGCATCGGCTTTTGCGGAAGGCGTGTGCAAGGCTGGGAACCCTATTTCCGCAGAAGGAAAGAAGGTAAATGACAATACAGCTATCGGGATTTTGCTTTCTGACACATACGATGAAAACCCCAACGGAACTATCGTAAGGGCGTTCGCTTCCGTGAATGAAGCAAATGCAAATGCAAACGCAGGCATTACGATTGCGACAGAGGCAAAAACCGCTATGCCGCTGATTGTATTTGAATAAGGAGGTGTAAAGTAATGAAAATTAGAGACGTATACAGCGCAAAGGCGGTTGCCATTGTGCAGACAGAGGTTGCAAGCAATGCAAAAGAATATCTTGGTGCTGGGTTGTTCCCTGCAAGAAAGAAAATGGGACTTGACCTGAAATGGATTAAAACGTCAAAAGGACTGCCTGTTTCTCTGTCTCCTTCTAACTTTGACGCAGTTTCTACACTGAGAAGTAGAGAAGGTTTTAAGATGACAGAGACAGAAATGGCGTTCTTCCGTGAATCCAGAATTGTCAAAGAAACTGACGAGCAGGAAATGTTGCGTGTTCAGGAGTCAACAGACCCCTATGTGCAGGAGATATTGAACAGAGTTTTTGACGATGTAAATGATTTGATTGAAGGTGCAAAGGTTGTACCCGAAAGAATGATTATGCAGTTGCTCTCCCCTGCTGATGGTTCTCCTAAGATTTCTATTGAGGCAAACGGTACTACATACGCATACAACTACGACCCTAACGGCGATTACAAAACAAACAACTTTGCAGAGTTGAGCGGAACAACTGATAAATGGTCTGACGTTGAAAATTCTGACCCTATGGGAGATATTGCGAAAGCAATGGATTCCGTAGAAGCCAAAACGGGAGAAAGACCTTCTGCTATGATTGTTTCCAGACAGACCATGGGCTATCTGAAGCAGAATAAGCAAATCAAATCCGCAATTTTGGCACAGAACGCAACAGCAAATATCTTCATGGATGATAATCGTGTGAAAGAAATATTTTCTAACGAACTTGGAATTAACGTTGTTGTTTATTCCAAGCAGTACAAAAAAGAGGATGGTACTGCCGCTCAGTTCTATCCAAATGGTTTCGCGACACTGATTCCTAACGGCGCACTGGGTAACACATGGTACGGAACAACACCAGAAGAACGTACACTGATGGGTAGCAAAGATGCGGATGTATCCATTGTCAATACAGGCGTTGCGGTTGCGGTAACGGTTTCTAATGACCCTGTGCAGACAAAGACAACCGTATCCGAAATTGTACTGCCCTCTTATGAGAGAATGGACAGCACCTATGTTATTAAATGCTACTAAAAAGGAGGTCGGTTAAATGAAATTCGACCACAAAGTAAAACATAACGGAATCTGGTATGAGCCTTTCGAGGAAGTGCCAGATTCTAACGGCAAGAAAGCCTATACAAAAAGCGAAATCGCGCGCATGCCTGTCGATGAACTGCGACAGTTGGCGTTGAAGGTTGGCATTGATGGCGCGGCTGAAATGAACGGCACAGAGTTGAAACAGTATATCTTGTCTGCGTTTGGCATGTAAGGGGAGTGATTGCTTATGGCTGATTACAGCATTTTAGAGCAAGTAAAAATCAGACTGCGGCAGTTTCACGTTGAAGATGATGGTACTGTGGCATTCGACAAGAAGGAAGAAGATCCGCTTTTGAACCAATTGATAGAGCAGGCAAAAAAGGAGATTGCCATAAAGCGTATGTATCCAGAAACATACACCGAAAAAGATATTTTGTCTGACTTAGAGAGGTTTGAAAACAATATCGTTGACTTGGCAGTATATGACCGCTCACAGGCAGGAGAAGCATATATGGCAAGCTATTCTGAAAACGGAGTGAGCCGTTCTTGGAAGAATAGAGAGGATTTGTTCTTTGGCGTATACCCGTTTGTAAAGGTTCTTTAAAGGGGTTGGTATCGACCCCTTTAGTCGTTTTTGGTGCGTTGCTGTTTCAAAGTGCAAAGTATAGTTTCAATAATTCTATAGAATAATGAAAGTTTAATCGAAAATAAATGAAATTTAATTAAATTTTCCGCTTAATTTTCAATTAAATTCGATAAATTTCTATTTCTTAACGAAACGGCAGCAGGGGTGCATCGTATCAAGTGGCGGTGGGCTGATGCGCAATTATTAAGCAGAAAGGCGGTACAGAAATGCAAGTCGAAATAGCATACCTCATAAGCATAGTCTCTTTGGCATTTTCCGTCTTTTTCGGGTTGAAAAGTAGCAAGCATACAGACACAAAGGATATTGAGGAACGTGTGAAGGATAACACCAGAATCAATATGAAACTGGATGCTATCGCAGGAACAACACAGGAAATAAAGTCGGAGATCTCAACGATGAGGGAAGAAATCAATAAGCACAATGACAAGATTATCAAGTTGGAGCAGAGCCTTAAATCTGCACATCATAGGCTTGATACTCTTGAGGAACGAATGAATCATGAGTAGGTGGTTTCAAATGCTCGATATTAACAGACAAAAGATGTTCTATGCAAAGCAAATCGGTCAAGTCCCTGTCTATGATACTGACGAGGAAGGCAATTTGAAATACATCACTGTGGACGGAAACAACGTACCGATAGAAACAGGGGAATACACAATGGGATACGATGTACCAGTTCCCTTCTATTCTTCAATCAGCAACAAATTGAGCGAATCTCTTATTAAGGAGTTTGGTGTTGATAATTCAACAAATTTCGTTCAGATTGTCGATGACAAGGGAAAACTTCCTTTGTCTGTCGGAGATTTGGTGTGGAAGAAATCAGCAGTGCAGTATAAAGCGGCAATGGTCGATAAGACGAGTTGTGATTACATTGTCAAAGGCGTTGCGGATGAAGGTCTGACGGTTGATTTGTTTCTATTGCAAAAGAATGTAAAGTAGGTGTTTCTATGTCTAAAAAAATATCAATCAACATCATGTCCAATAAGTCCATCCAGAAAGCCGTAAAAGAGGTTGAGAACTACGCATATAGTTTAACCGATAAATGTAACGAGTTTGCGAAAAAACTCGCTCAAATTGGCGTACAGACCGCCAAAATGAAGGTTGCTCAATACGATGCTGTTTATACAGGAGAACTTCTCAGCAGTATCAATTATGAGCAAGGGGCGGTTATTAAAAAAGGTGCAATGTGGATTGTGTACACTGGATGCGTTTGGGCAAAATTTATTGAATTCGGTACAGCCGTTGTCGGGAAGGAAAATCCGCATCCCGATATTGGCATTGTTGGTTGGAAGTATGACGTAAATAATCATGGAGAAAAAGGATGGTTTTACTTTCGTGACGGCGAATGGCACTGGACAAAGGGTATGCCCTCTCGCCCATTTATGTATGAAACTTCCATAGAATTAGCAGAAAAGATTGCGGAAGTTGCAAAGGAGGTGTTTGGTTGAGTGATAATTCATGGGCTTATGACCTTGGAATGGTTGTGTTTTCAATCGTAAAGGCGAAAGCCAAGCCAAAATTGGAATCGAAATATCCGACCATATACTTCACAAGCAACGGAAAGAAATTAAGTGATGCCATCTTCCCTACCGTCTATATTCATCGTATGGCGGCAGCGGAGCGTGGAACAGACCTTGAGGGACTTTCCGTCAATGCAACCTTGGAAACCTTCCAAGTGGATGTATTCACAAACACAAGTCAATCGGATGTAGGCAGAATAATGTCTGTTGTAACAGACGTATTCAAAGAAATGCGGTTCAAGGTTATTGCCCTTCCAGAATTTAATGAGGGGGATACATACAGAAGTACCGCAAGATTCCAAAGAGTAATCGGAGCAAATGACAGTTTAACGTGATAAAGCCATTTAGGGCTTTATTTTTTTATGCAAAAAAGGAGGAATGAATATGGCAACAGGTTTGAAATCCAGAATTATTTATAGAGAAAAAACATCAAGTCAAACAGAAGGTTCTTATTGGGCAGGAACTTATAAACTTTTGTTGAGAGCGAAAGCCATTCCAAGCCCATTTGGTTCTCAGAACATGGTGGATACATCCACGCTGGAAGACCTTGTAGAAACACAGGAAATGGGAAGACGTGCGGCTGGCTCAATGGAGATTTCTGGCGCATTTGAAAAGAAATACAAAGATGACATGGTTTCAAACGAGGGAAAGGAACTGGATTTTTGTATCTTATATGGGACAGATGGCAAGGGTTCAGAAGGAATCTGCGCTTTTATCGGTCAGGAATCTTTCGCTCCTGATGAAGCAACAGATGACCATTTGACAGGAACTGCAACCGTAGCTGTGAAAACAGTTCCTAAGTGGATTGAGAATGATTATGATGTTGCGGTAACGGAAGACGAGAATGGCTATCCGACTACAATCACACTGTCAAAAAAAGGTTAAGTCAGCCATTGAATATAGAATCGGCTAATATGGCTGACTATGATAAATCCATAGCCGAAATACAGTAAATTAAGCAGAAAAAAGGAGTTATGCAAATGAAAAACTTTACCATTAACAAAAAAGTGTATAAGGCAAAAGAATTTGATTTTAACCTTGTTTGTGACTTGGAGGACGAGGGTGTTTCTCTTGAGGTCATGCAGGATAAACCCATGTCTATGATGAGAGCGTATTTCGGCATCTGTGCCGGCATTGGAAGAAATGCAGCTGGGGAAGAAATGCAGAAACACATTGTTTCCGGAGGAAGTTTTGAAGAAATGGCAGAAGCCATGTCTAACGCTATGGAACAGTCTGATTTTTTTCGGGCTGCCAACAAGACAGCGGAAGCGGAAACTGCGGAAAATCAGAGAGAAGCGGAATAAGAAAAAAATACAAGTCGTTTCGTGAATTTTTGACTGCTGAATGGTTTCCACAGGCATACGCTATCGGGGTTTCGTGGGATGAATTTTGGAGAATGAATCCAAGGATATTGTCTGCGATTGCAGAGGGGTACAACCAACGTGTCAGAAACGAAGATTACCTGAATTGGATAAACGGTCAGTATATGCTTTCTGCTGTAATTGTCGGTGTAGAGAAAAATTTGGCAGGGAATAAGGCGAAAAATGAGTATATCAAAGAACCCATCCTTTCTGTTAGCGAAAAAAAGCGGAATGCTGAATCAAATGAAGAGATTGCAGTTTTTGAAATGAAAAAAAGGATAATTGCACTTCGCCAATCTGGTTTACCAGAAAGCCCGAAATAGTATTTAGGGGGTAATGGTTAATTCTATTACCGCCTATTCAACGTTAATGGAAAGGTGGTGGAAACGAAGAATGAGTGAAATAGATAAACTTGAGATAAAGATTGTGGCGGATGCCGCCGATGCGGAAAAGTCTGTCAAAAAGTTGAGCAAAACTATTGAGGGTATCGGGAAAACAGGAGATTCCACAAAACAGATTCGTGAAATTAAATCTGTTTTGGAGAGCATTAAAACACCAGAAATAGAGATTAACGGCATAAAAGAATTTGCGAAACAAGCAAGAATCATAGCGCATAACTTTTCAAAAGCCGCAAAAAGCGCAAAGGAAATCGGTATTGCGTTAAAAGGCGTGAATCTCGGACAACTCACAAAAAAGTCAAAAAAAGAATCTGCACCTGTTGAAGATTATAGTCATTTGAAGGACATTCCTATTTTTGACATAGGCAAGCAGATTAACGGAAAGCCGATACAGGATGCCGCAGAATCTATGTCTGATTTAACGAGCGAAACAAGCAGTGCCGTTTCCGTTGCAGGGCAGCTTGCCGCCGCAATGGGACGCGTTTCTGAAAACGCCGCAAAAACAGACAGATTTTCTGGAATAGAAAAGGAGATTTCAAAAAATCTTGGCATGACAGGCGTTCTGGATATTGATAATGGGAAATTCGCTGAAACCATAGAGGAATCAAAAAGCCTTATCAATGGATTTAGAGTTGACTTAGAAAAACTCGGACTTAGTGAAATTAAGTTTCCAGAAGTCGAAAAGGCAGAGAAAGAATTAAGAAATATAGAGAATACGGTTAGAGTTCTGACCGAGACCATAGAAGAATTAAAAGCGTCTGGTGCAAGCGCAAAACAGTTAAAGCCGCTTGAAAAGCAGTTGGAGAGAATAAGCCAAAAATCAAAAATAGCAAATCTTAATCTGAAAGATACTATTGCACTTGCACGCTCTAAAATACCGAACATTCAAGAGGGTTTGCAGGAAAATCAGAGTAAAAAAACGCAACGTGAAGGAACGAGGAAACGCTCAAATAAATCTCGTGGGCGTTCATCCGGTGGGCTTTTTGGTCGCTCTGGCGGTCGCAATAGTTTTTCTTTGCCTAAAATGGTTGGTATGTCTGTACTGTACTCCACTGTATTTCAGCTGATTGGTACCATACAGTCTGCATTTGCAGAAGGTATGCAGAGTTTAGCGCAGTACAGCCAATCGGTAAACGCCAATATTTCCTCTATGATGTCCGCTTTAATGCAGTTGAGAAACGCATTTGCGGCGGCGTTTGAGCCTATTCTTTCTGTTGTCGCGCCCTACCTTGCTACTTTCATTAGTTGGCTTGCGAAGGCAATCAATATGTTGGGACAATTTATTGCGGCACTGACAGGCAAAGGGTATGCGGTACAGGCTAAAAAAGTGCAGATGGACTACGCGAAAAGTCTGCAAAAAACGGCGGGCGGCGCAGGAAAAGCGGCTAAAGCGTTGAAGGAAATGCAGGACTATACACTCGGATTTGATGAATTGCACATCATAGACACCAAGCAGAACGATAGCGGCGGTGCTGGTGGCGGTGGTGCTGGCGGCGCAGGAGACCTTCTCCCTGCCGATATGTTTGAAACTGTAGAGATTGATTCCAAGATACAGGATTTGGCAAAACGGTTCAAAGAGCTGCTGCCGTTGATTACATCTATTGCGGCAGGATTGGCGGCTTGGAAAATTGCAATGGGATTGTTCAAACAGCTTGCAGAACTGAAAAAGAAATTACAGGAATTGCAAGTATTGAGTAAACTAAATGTTGCGATGAATGGACTCGGTACAGTCTTAGCGAATGTTGGGCTTATACTATCCAATTTAATGAAGGTTGCGCCAACAATCCTTGGATGGTCTGTGGTTATTGGTATTATTGTTGGGCGGTTTGTGTACCTGTACCAAACGTCAGAAGAATTCAGAAAAGGGCTTGAAAGAACGAAAGAAATATTCAAGGGAATTTTGACCGTTGTTAGTGATGTATTCAAGGCAGTAGGAAAGGTTCTTTATGATATTGGTTCTGGAATATGGAATCATTTGCTCAAACCATTCCTTGAATTTATCGGCATTGATACATCCAGAATCGAAGAAGAATTTGCAAATTTTTTCAGAATGATAAAGGATTGGCTCGGAAAACTTGATATAGATTTCGGAGACTTGGGAATCACTATTGCAGGACTTGCCCTTCTGTTTATTCCTGGCGGTCAGTTGTTCGGCGGTGCGTTGTTAGCTTTTGAGGGAATATCTGTTGCTTTGCGTGCATTAGGCGGAGTAAGTGATGAAACGTGGGAATCCATTAAATCAAAGGCTGTTGAAGTATGGAACTCTATTAAAAATTTCTTCAAAACAACGTGGGATGAAATTGTAAGTTACTATCCAGAGAAATGGAATGAGGTAAAAACTTCAACCGCTGAATTGTGGGAAGCTGTCAAAACAACTATTTCTGAAAAATGGACTGCAATTAAAGACTTCTTCACAAAAACAATACCACAGATTGTAAGTGATATTGTCAAATGGTTCTCTGAAATGCCAAGCAAAGTCGGTGCTGCTATCTCGTCATTCTTTACAGATACAATACCGAATTGGGCTACAAGCACATACAACACATTCAGCGAGAAGGTAAATAACATCATTACCAGTGTTGCGACTTGGTTCGGCGAACTTCCGCAGAAGGTCTACGAGAAAATAATTTCGTTCCTTGAGAAAATCACTCTTTGGAAAGATAAGTCAATCGAAAAGGTAAACACAGAAGTGCCGAAAATCTTGGATAAGGTTGCTGAATGGTTTGGGAAACTTCCGCAGAAAATCATGGAAGAATTGAAAAAAACCATAGAAAGCATTAAGAGTATTGGCGGCTTTATACTGGATGGCATTTTGGAGGGTGCAAGTAATTTCGGAAATAAGGTTGGCGGCTTTGTAAAAAAACTACTTGAAAAAGTAAACAAAGAAGCTGAAATTCACTCCCCTTCCAGATTGTTTAAGCGTGAAACAGGCGTTTGGGTTGGCGCAGGCATCATAGAAGGTATGGAAGAATCCGTCAAAGGTGCAGGCAGTGTTATTGATGAAATCGTAGACAAAGTATCTGGCGGTGGCAGTCTTGCGCCTGTTGTATCGGTCGAAGCACCAGATATTTCACAGTGGAACGAAGTATGGGACATTACTCGTGCAAAATTTAGCGAAACGAAAGCCGCTATCACATCTGAAATGCAGAACTTCTACACACAGATAAACGCTATGTCGCTGGTTTTCGGGAACACGTTCAAGACAAGCATGAGCGAATACCTTAACAAGACCTATGACGGTATTTACAACACGTTTGATGCTATCAGACAGACCTTGCAGCAAGTATCTGATGAGGTCACAAGGATGCTAAACCAGATGGTTTCGGACGCAAACTCACTGGCAGGACTGACAGGAAAGAAATACAGTCATGTCGGCGGCTACACCATGCAACAGGCGCAGCGTTTCAATATAGAAATGTTTGCGAATGGCGGTTTTCCTCGGTCTGGCGAACTGTTTATTGCAAGAGAGGCAGGACCGGAACTGGTCGGAAGTATTGGCGGCAAAACAGCCGTTGGCGGCAATGACCAGATAGAACGTGCAATTTTTAATGCTGTTTTAACGGCTATGTCACAGGCAATGGCGAACGGTAGCAGTCAGCCAATCGAACTGAACCAGAAGATTGAACTAGATGGAGACGTTATTTATAACAATCAGCAGAAAGTATCCGCAAGACGAGGGATAAACTTTGGTCTTGGTGCATTTCAAAGGTAGGTGGTTTTTGTGGCAGTAATCAAATATAACGGCACAGAAATTACCTGCCCGTCTGTGCAAGAATACGAAGGTCAACAGTTGGTTGACAGCGGCAGAAATGCAAATGGCGTTGTGGTAGCTCAAAAGATAAACCGCCGCCAAGTGAAATTGACATTGGAGTGGAAGGTTATTTATCCAAAGGAATTGCAGAAGATTTTGCAGCTGGTCGAAACTTTCATAGGAGAAGTGACCTATTATGACCCAAAAGAAGGTAAATTCATCACAAGGGAAATGTATTGGGGGGATTATTCCGTTTCTACATATTGGGTGTCCGAGAATGGCACACCGAAAATGTTTACAGGTCTGAAAGCCTCACTTATAGATACAGGGAAGTAAGGCGGTGGTTTTATGTATCCAGTAACAGCAAAATGGAAAGAGGAAACAGAGCAAACGCTCCGCAATCCTTCTTATGTTAGAATTGTATTTGGCGTGACAGACCCAGACGCACCCGGCTTGAGTACGCCAACAGATAACGGACATTTGCCGTACAGTGATGTTGATAGCGTGGATGTCGGCACAACCGCCCCATCCACCTATCAGACGTTGGAACGAAACAGATTTATTCTGGACGGAAAGAACCCTCTGCCGCCGGAGAGCAACCCCATCTATCAGGGATATGCAGGATTGGCAATTAGCAACGATGCAGGGGCATACACTACAAAGCCGCTTGTGAAAATTTCATTCGGCGATTATGTGCAGTTTCCCGGTCTGACCTTCCAGTTTGATGACAGCATGGGTGATTACCCGAACAGTTTTCGGATTCTGGCAAAGAAAGATTCTGTATCTGTGTTCGATAAAACCTACTCGCCTGATACTACATATTGGGAAATGACAGATCAGATTCCGTTATGCAATGAACTGTCCTTCTATTGGCTGAACTCAAATATACCACACCGCAGGGCGAGATTGCTTTCCTTGGTGTACGGTCTGGTTAGCCGATTAGGCTCGGATGATATTGCAAGCTGTTCCTCAACGAAGGAGATTGACTTGCTTTCGTCTAAGATTCCAAAGCAGGAATTTGAATTTACGCTGATTGATACGCAAAGAAGATATGACCCAGAAAACCCATCTGGCTTATGGGAGTATCTGGAAAGCAGACAGCCTGTCAATTACCAGTACGGCTATGAATTGTTGGACGGCTCTATTGAGTGGATACCTTGGGGCTTGTCCTACTCTACAGGCGATTTTGATGTATCGAAATCTGGCATTGTGGCAGAGGTCAGCGTAAAGTGCGCGGGTCTGGCAGACCACTTGACAATGACCTATGACGAGGGCGTGTATTCGGCGGCAGGAAGAAGTCTGTTTGACCTTGCGACAGATGTTATGAAGTTTGCAGGATTTGAGAATACAA